GTGGTACTTAAAGGGCACTACCTGTGCCTGAGTCAGTGTCGATAACACCACGGACAAGACCTTCTGGGCGAAGAACCTTGCGGCCGAATACGTGGAGACCACGTACGATGTCAGCGAACGTACCAGTGTCACGTACGACTTCTGTCTTAGCGATGTGCGATGCAGTCGCTGTAGAAGACATGTGACCAGCAAGTACGACGTTTTCGTCGTCTAACTGAGAAGCGATTGTAACAACGTCTGTACCAGTGTTGTTCAACGCAGTTGTCTTGTAGCAGTTCATGCCAGCGATGTTACCCGCCATAACGAGACCGTTACGGAGTGGAGATGTTCCATCACCAGTGACCTGTACTTCTGCGAACTTAGAACCCGCTTTGAAGAGGATTTCATAGAATGCAGGAGGTGCTACGAAGAAACGGTTTTCTTCTGGGATTGAGTTGTCGTCCAACGCACGAGCCATCGCGAGCATCAAGTTGACAGCAGTGTCGCCGCCAGATGCGCCTGAGATGTCGATACCGCCAGCCGCTGTACCGTACGCCGCACCTGTAGTGCCCGCACCGTCAGCCATAGCTTGAAGGACGTTCGCGTCGTACTTGCGCTTCAAAGAGAACGCACCTGAAGATGTAGCCAACGCTTCAAAGTTAACGTGTGACTGACGCTCTTCGATGTCGTCGATCTTGAATGCAAAAGCATTTGCTTGGTCAACAACCATTGTGATCTGATCATCCGCCAAATCTTGTGGAGATACAGTTGATCCACGAGAGTAGGCAGAGACAGTGATTGTTGGCTCTTTGATGATACGTACAGTGTCACCGAAGTTTTCGATTTCACCAGCGTAATCAGTGTTGGTGATATCTTCTGCAACAGATGCACGACGGAAAAACTTCAGAACCTTCTGAGAGAAAATTTCTGGAGTGAAGTTACCATTTGGCAGGTTGGTATATCCTGATGCGCTTCCAAAAGCCATTTTGTTACCCTTCCTTATGAGATAGTTAGGTTATTTAGTTTGAGTAGTCAATTCGACCTTCTGCACGTGCGGCATCGATTTCTTTTTCAATCTTCTCGAATTCCCACGGCTTTAGCCTTCCAATTTCAGACGCTTTCCAGATTTTCTTGTCCCCGCCTGTTTCACCGACCACGTCTTTTGCTCGTGGTGCTGATACAGCGGCGGCTGGATCTTCGTCTTTCGTAGACTTGCGTTTTTTAGTAGTCACACCCATATCTGATTTATACAGGTCAACTACTCGAGACGCCCAGACTGCATCCGTGTTGTTCTTGTAGATACCATCTGCAATAGACTGAGGTTGCTCGTCGAGCCACATCAAGAATTTTTCGTTGGTCTTCAAGTCATTAAAGTCCGGATGTTTTGCAAGTAGCTCCTTGTAAGCGGATTGAACTTTGAGATCTTTTTCTTTGCCCTTTAAGGATTCGACCTCTTCCTTCAACTCTTTCAAGCGATTCTCTGCTTGCAACGAAGAAACTGTCTCGACGATGGCATAGACATCTGGGTACTTGGCTCGGAAAGCTTCTAAATCCTCTGGGGTTTTAGGTAGCTCCGACGCAGATAATCCTGAGTCTTTACCGGCTTGTTGAGCTTGGGCAAGTTCTTGTCGTTCTTGTTTCCACTCTTCGAGCTTTGTGTCGTAGTGACGTTTTAAATCGTCATACCGTTTCTTGTAGTCTGTATCAGAACCTTCTTTAGGCTCTGCGAAGCTAGTTTCTTTCTCGGGAGTAGCCTCTTCTTCTGAGGGGTCCTGAGCTTCTATAACTTCATCGTCATCGTCTTTGTAGACTTCCTCCCGATACTTGCCGCGATATAAACTATCGTCGTTAATTGCACCGAAAGAATCATTTGCCTTATTTGCGCGATGTCCACGTTGTTTTGCCATTTTAGTCTCCTATCTCACGGGGCCTCATGGCTGAGGGTAGCCGTAGTGTGTTCACGGGGCCAGCGGGATTGCTGGGTAGCCGTTAAAATCTGTAGTTCAGACCGATGCGGCCGGAGCGACCGTCGTCTGTTGCTTCCAAGGTAACGTCACCGTTCTCGGAAAATCTGTATCGAACACTTCCACCCATGACGTCATCGCCGTTAGGTACCTGTGTCTTTGAAAGATCAACATCGACAGGGCCGAATGTTGCACCCATGTTGTAGCGTTTCATCTTTGACCCGCCACCAAATTCAATTGTTTCGCCGCCGTACTCAGCAGGGAGGTTTACTCGTCCTTCAGAGTTACTAGCTTGACGTTCAAAACCTGCCCGGAGGGACTTATCATCTTTGAGGAACATTTGACCGTCGACAGCAAACCCTAGGCTCTTGCCTTTCTCGTCAACAATGACACCGTCGGGATATTCCTGTGTGCTAGTACGTTCGTCGTAATTAACGCGAGGCTTGACTGCAAAACTATCGCCACGGTACTCTGCCTCGACGTTTGCTTGTGTGTACTGGGAGCTACCAGTCTCGCCCGTGGAACCTTGTCCTTGAATAGCGAAGCCACCTTGTTGCATAGCCATCCCTTCAGCAGGGTTAGCAGGTTGCTCGTCAATAGCTTCAGCTTCTGGGCTCTGCCCGTTCTCTTCGACCCGATCTTCAACTTCCGGTTTGCCACGGTTGTTGATCTTATTTAACTTATCGTAGCCGATGATTTTAGCGAGAAGAGGAGGTACAACAACCTCACCTTCAGATACTAATAGAGATACAGCTTTCTCCCTATCTATTTTATTCTCATCTCCAGAGATGTCAACCCCTTGACGACGAGCCTCTGCAATTGCGTCTAATATCATCTTCTTAATATCATCTGACCCAGCAAACTCTACAGCGGCCGCATTGATGATAAACGTGCCTTCTTCGACGTCGAGTGGTACGTCATCCGCAACAGTCTTTCCTTCGGGAAGTGTCTCCGGAGTTTTCTTTCCGACAAAACCAACAGGCCCGTCCCCACTAGGTTCTGGTTGCGCTTGTCCTACTTGCATCCCCGCCTGTGCTTGAAGAGGCTTTGCGGCAATGTCGAGAATGCTTTGGTTGTATGAGTATATTTCCCTGAGCTCATTTGCATCTCGAGCTTTCATAGGGTTCATCATGAATGCGTCTGGGTTTTGCTTTACCGCTACAGGATCGATAGCAGGCTTGGGCTTCTCAGAAAGAGCACCGTACATCTGCTTATCGTAGTTATCTGATGGTGTCATTCCACCCCCTGCTTTCTTTTCAACCTTTCCACCTTCACGGAAACGACTCCTAAAAAAACTAACTGTTCTGTCGAGACCAGAGTAAAAGTCCGGAGCAATCAAGCCAAAGTTTGGACTCGCAAATAGGGAACGCAAATATGCGCTACGTGGTGTAGCCGCCAAGACTGCCGCCCGATACTCCGGATCTGTGATGCCTCGAGCAGGATCGCTGGTTCCTCGGGCTCGCTCTGCTTCGTCTGCGGCACGTTGCGCTTCCCTCTGTGCCTCTGCTACTTCCGGATCGAGCAAACTAGCAAACTCACCGAATATTGTGTTGGAATACTGGTACTCCTTAGCACCCATCTTCCGCCCCGTGATATCCATCGTGAGGGCTCTATCCACTTTGGCACCGCCGGGAACATTCATCCCGATCAAGTTGCCGATGGCATCTGTTACTTCGTAATCCTCAAAAACTTCCCCTAAGTACCCCGTAGAGGGAGAACCGATGTAGGTGTCTGTGAGGGAAGTGCCGAATCTCTCGGTGACTTTGTTAGCGATGCCAGCTAAGGCGTTGCCTATTAACCCATAATCCTCTTCAGCAGGAATATCAACGTCGTAGCCTAGGTAATCCGCAAAAGCTTGCGCTT